AGAGCAGGTGCTTACACACCATATGACAAAGAAGAAATATCTAATCTTATCAATGATGTATTAAACGAAGCTAATCTACCTAAGACATTGACAGCTATGGACTTACGCCGCACTGCAGTGACAGAAATGATGGAAGGTGGGGTTGACTTAGTAGGTATCATGCAAGTAACAGGTCACAAGAATACAGCTTCAGTCAAGCCATACATGGTGAATACATTCAGTGGTGCAAGCAAAGCACTAGCAGCGAGAGGAGAGAAGCATGGTGTACGTGAAGAGGACTAACATAAGACAGTTTGTTAATGATCTTAACCTTAAAGATGGTGAACGTCACAGGTGTGACTGTCCTGAGTGTCGAGGTAAGAATACATTTACTGCTGCCAATATATTTGGTGAGATAAAGTTTAACTGCTTCAAGCTAGGCTGCAATGTAGGTGGTATATACGACACAGACATGACAGCAGCAGAGATATTCCTACGTATGAATGAGCAACAGTTTCAACGTGCGTATACAAACATAAAGAAAGAGAAGGAGACTATGGAGATACCACCCTATGTCGTGTCACCCAAGGCACAACACACCAAGCACCAACGCTTCGTCAGGCGATGGGGTATAGCTATTGGTGATACCATGTATGACGTGAAGGATGAACGTGTAGTCTTTCCTATCAAACATGAAGGTAGGATAGTTGATGCGGTGGGCAGGGCTGTAGGTAAGAAGCAGCAACCCAAGTGGTATCGCTACACAGGCGAGGCTGACTACTATATGCATGGTAGTGGTGAAATATTACTTATAGTGGAGGATGTAGTATCAGCTATCATAGCTACACAAGAGCTACCCTACATCACAGCTATGGCTATCTTAGGTACTAGCTTGAGTCCTAAACACATGGAGAAAATCCAGGAGTATGGTAAAGTTATTATAGCCCTTGACCCTGACGCTATAGGTAAGACAGTAGAGTATCGCAGAGAGATAGAGTTGTGGACAGGTAACAAAACGATAGCTATGAACTTGATTGACGATATAAAGTATCGTATGCCAGAAGACTTAGAAAGGTTAAAAGAATTATGTGGACACTAATATCCTTAGCTTTTGTTAGTATGTGTAAGAGGAGATCGTAATGAAGTTAGCAGTGACTATTGACGTGGATGGAGATATAATGTATGTACCTGAAGGTAGTGTGTTTCCAAACTTTCCAAAGCCAAAGTTGTTTGATAACATAGAAGATGCCGAAGAGGAGTGTGCTAAGTGGAACACAGGTGTGATAGTAAACTATGAGACAGGTGAATGTGTAGGTAAGATAAGATCATTTACAGATGCAGAGAGAAGAAGAGCAGAGGAAAGAGCGAGGATAAACAGATATGATGGAACTAGCACTAATCAAGACACTACTCAATAGAGAGTTCTATGATGATCATAAGGGTGTGCGTTGCCCTGAGCGTATATTCAGTAAGGATGTACGTAAGATAAAGCAAGCATTAGACACAGCTATGGAGGCATACGATGGTGACCTGTCTGTCTCTGACTTACAAGCTGTGTTCAACCGTATCAATGCAAGCATGACCACCGCTACACGTACAGCATACGAAGACTTATTCAAGCGTATTGACATAGCTGAACCTATTAAAGAGGAAATAGCAGAGGACACATTGTCGCAGCTATTCCAACAGCATGTCGGTGATCTTGTTGCTAACTTAGGCTTTGACTTTGTGAACGGTGCAGAGAATAGCCTTGAACCATTACGTAAACTATTAGAGGAATACAAAGATGACTTTACTCCAAATCTTCGTGTCGAGTGGGATGATCACAGTCTTGATACTGTCCTTGATGCAACGGCACTTGAATCGAAATGGTCATTTAACATATCCAGTCTGGCTCGTAGGGTGGAGGGTATCAGTGGCGGTCATCTTGTTCTGGTTGGCGCTCGTCCTAATACTGGAAAGACTAGCTTCCATGCTTCTCTTGTAGCAGCAGACAAAGGCTTTGCACATCAAGGTGCTAAGTGTATTATACTTGCCAACGAAGAAGCAGTAACACGTGTAGCTGCACGATACATCAGTGCGTCATCCAACATGACAATGACTGAGGTGCGTACTAATAAAGCATTAGCATCCAAACGATACCATCCTGTGTCAGAGAATATACTATTCAAGGACAGCACTGGTAAGGGTATGGATTGGGTAGAGTCTGTCGTTAAGTTTGAACGTCCTGATATAGTAATCCTAGACATGGGTGATAAGTTTGCAGACATACGATCAGAACGGTCAGACATTACACTCAAGGCAGCAGCTATCCATGCACGTAACATAGCCAAGCAGTATGACTGTGCTGTATTAGGGAGGTCACAACTATCAGCAGAAGCAGAGGGCAGGGCTGACCTAAACCAAGCTATGATGGAAGGTAGTAAGACAGGCAAGGCAGCAGAGGCTGACCTGATGATACTAATTGGTAAGACACAACAAGCAGAAGGAGAAGAGGAAGACCCAGTAAGATACTTGAACATAGCTAAGAACAAACTGAATGGCTACCAAGGTAAAATTACTTGTGTGCTTGACGGTTCTAGATCAGTGTACTCAGCATGAGACTAGTGCTAGACGTAGAGAATACTGTCACCAAGCGTGACGATAAGGTTCACCTTGATCCGTTTGAACCTAGCAATCATTTGGTACAGGTAGGCTACCTTGATGCGGATGATCCTAAAGCTACGCTCACTATCAAAACATTAGATCACAACGAATCAAAGGATGACACAGGTTTTAACAGACTAGACATACAGTTTGCGTTAGACAATACTAAGCTACTGATTATGCACAATGCACAGCACGACTTAATGTGGTTGTGGGAGTGTGGCTTCAAGTATGACGGTGACATCTATGACACTATGCTTGCTGAGTATATACTGGATCGTGGTCAGAGAAACCCACTAAGCTTACAGGCTTGTGCAGAACGTAGACAACTAGAGGTACAGAAAGATGATACACTCAAGAGATACTTCAAGGAAGGAAAGAACACAAACGAGATACCACTGGAAGAACTTTGTCATTATCTCAAGCATGACTTGCTTACTACTTGCGAGTTGTTCCATGCCCAAGAAGAAGACTTTACCAAGCCTGAAGCAAGTTCCCTTAGTACAATCAAAAGAGTTACCTTCAATACCTGCAAAACCCTCACAGAAATCTATATGGCAGGATTCAAAGTCGATCTTCAAGAGTTGGAGCGAGTAGCAAAGGAGTTTGAAAATGAGAAAGCTGAAATCGAAACACGTTTGCAAAAGAAAGTCAGGGAAGTTATGGGCGATACTCCGATCAACCTACGCTCACCTGAACAGAAGTCGCAGGTCTTATTCAGCAGAAGAGTACATGACAAGAAAGAATGGGCTGATCTGTTCGAGTTCACACAGACACCGCAAGAGTTTAAGGATGCCGTTGCAGCCAACTCCTCACCGATCTACAGGACTACGGCATACACCTGCCCTAGTTGCGAGGGACAAGGTAAAGTATACCGACTTAAGAAAGATGGAACTAAGTTTGCAAGACCTAATAAATGCAAAGATTGTGATGCGTTAGGTTACAAACTAAAAGATAGTCAACAGATAGCAGGGCTACGCTTCACTGCACCAAGCAAGAAGTGGGTCAGTGCTAATGGATTTAACACAGGAAAGGATGAACTAGATGTATTATCTGCGACTGCTAGGAACAATAGAATGGACGAGGCTCTTGGTTTCCTTTCTGATCTTAAACGTCATAATGCTATCAGCAGTTATCTATCTTCTTTTGTCAACGGAATACGGACGTACACTAAGGCAAGTGGATTCCTGCACGTGGGACTTACGCAGCACATTACAGCAACAGGACGTTTCAGTGGAAGAAATCCAAACATGCAGAACATGCCAAGGGGAGGCACATTCCCAGTAAAGAAAGTATTTGTATCACGATTTAACAATGGATTAATTATGGAGGCCGACTTTGCACAACTCGAATTTAGGACAGCAGCGTTCTTGGCACAGGATGAAACAGCGATGGAAGAGATCGCAACTGGTTTCGATGTACATGCTTACACAGCAAAAGTTATCACTGATGCAGGGCAACCAACATCACGTCAAGCAGCTAAGGAACACACGTTCGCTCCGCTCTTTGGAGCAAGCGGTTATGGACGCTCGAAAGCTGAGGCAACCTACTACACCCACTTCAACGAAAAGTATAAGGGCATAGCTAACTGGCACAAGAACCTAGCCGATGAAGCACTACGCTTCCTAAAGATAACAAACATATCAGGCAGACAATACGCTTTCCCTGATGTGACAAGACGTCACAGTGGTGTACCAACGCACTTCACTATGATTAAGAACTACCCAGTGCAAGGCTTTGCTACAGGTGATGTAGTGCCAGTAGTACTAAACGAGATGCATGAACGTTTACGACACATGAAGTCGTGTTTAGTCAATACAGTACACGATTCTATGGTGGTTGACGTACACCCTGACGAAAAAGATTTAGTATTGTCAATGGTGTGGACACTCAACCAGGATTTAAACAAGATAATAGAGGAGACATATGGTATAGAAATGAATGTGCCTATGCTTTTAGAAGCAAAAATAGGTAACAACTGGCTTGACACAGTTGATATATAGTGTATAACTAAGGCTCTTTGACTCTATAGAAAAGGATATAGAATGAGTACAGAACTAGCAGTAGCAACAGAACGTGGTCAGTCGATGGCAGAACTTATGGGTGTATCATCTGCACCCTCTCAAGAGTA